AAAAAAAAAATTTTTCCGACATGTTTGGTTGGATGCACACTCTACGCACTTGAACCCGCCACTGCGTGGGCGGCACAAATTACCCTTGCGGCCCTCTGGGCCTTGCGCGCGATGACCGCTGGGGCACACTGCACCCACCGTGCGCCTCAGGGCGTCAGTGCACTGGGCTGTGCGCTATGCACCATTCCGCGTGTGCGCTCCGCACTACGTATGCGCACTACGTATGCGCTCCAAGTGCGCGCTACGCGCTACGCACTACGTGCAATTCATCTTGGGGCGGCTACGCCGCACACTCAAGAAGCCGCACACTCCAGCACCTTGCGCGCCAACTCCCCCTCTCCGCACTACACTTCCAGCCCTTCCCCCGCCAACTCCCTTTAACTCCGAGAACTCCATCCTACTCCGACCAACTCCGTTCCACTGCATTTACTCCATTTACGAAGACCCTCCGGGGTATGGGGCTATAGTGTGCAGACTCCATAGTGTGCACACACTCCGAGCACTATAGCGAGAGCACTACTACAACGAGCGCTCTCTCGGGAGGACTTTTCTAGGGGGTTGTAAAACTTCATAGCATACAGGTATACCCCTTCCAATATACTGTGGATACTAGGCTAGCAGTGTACAGCCTCCACAGTGTGTAGCCCCAGCCCCCTCCGGTGTCTCGTAAGTAGAGTAAACGCAGTAGGTGGGAGTAGGAGGGAGTTTGTCAGAGTTCCCGGAGTTATGCAGAGTTATGCAGAGTTAAGTGGAGTTAAGGGGGATGCACTAGCGCCGCAGCCAGCGCCCTGCACACCGCAGCCAGGTACTGCAAGGCTAGGCACTCCGCAAGCTGCGTACCTGGCCTCTCCGTAACCTGGCCGCTCGCGGCGCTCCAAGCCCCAGCGCCCTCACCACTCGCGGCCTGTGCGCACCACTCGCTACTCGCTACTCGCTGGCGCTCGCTTTCACCGCTGCGCACTTCCTGTGCTTGCTGGCAGTGCTGCTCGCACTGCACTCGCCATGGCTCGTATTAATGATGTCGATCACCTGTTCGCGCACCAGCGCTCACTGGCTCTCTCCACTGTGCTCGCTGGCTCTCGCACACTCTATTCGCTGCCGCTGGCTGCCTGCCGCAGGCCCTCGCGCCTCGCATTCGCTCGCCACGCGAAGCCTCATGCACTGCGACTGCACACTCTCTGCACGACGGGCGACCGCTGCGCCTCGCGGCTACGCTTGCCCTGCAGAGGCTAGCAGCTACCACCAGCATCAAGGGGGTGGGAGCCCTTTCGCTGCACTGAAATTCTATTTTATCCTAAGCACCAATCTAAAATTTCCCAACTTTTTGAGCGCTGGGGATCGCATGCTACAGTGCGCGCAATCCCCCCAAAGCGCAGGTGGCATGTGCGTGGGAGAATGGCAACATAAAGCGAATGAGTAACTCGCAGTGTACAGCCTGCACTAACTGTGCAGCCTTTTCAGGAGACTTCCATGGGCGCGCCGCTCGCTGCACAGCAGCTTAAAGAGTTCGTACAGAATTGCTTGAATCAGGGGTACAAGCAAGCAGAGATCGCAGTGAGCCTCGACATGGACCCGGGCGATTTGAGCAAGTTCTGTGCAATACACGGGCTGACGCCTGCAGCGAACGACGTGTTCGCCCCAGTGGACCAGCTGTATGTAGACATAGAGAAACAGGCTCTGGAGCAACTGCAGCGCTTGATTGGCACAGTTGGCGATCCGATGAAGCTCTTGCGCATAGCAACTGGCATCAATGCCACAAAGCGCAGGTCAATCGGAGGCTCTGGAGCTATTGACGAGCGCAACACGACTACAGTAAACTTGACCCTGCCAACAAGCATTGCCGCACAATTCGTGTTCAATGCGCAGGGCCAAGCAGTAGCGTATGAGGGCGGCACCGAGGGTTTACGTCCACTCGTCACTGTAACAAATGAGCACTTGCAGCGAATTGCCTCAGAGCACGCTGCGGCTCCCACGAAATTACTGGAGGTGCGCCATGAGCCACAACCAAAACATGCAACAACCGTTGCAGCACCCGCTTTTGCAGCGTCAGTTGCAGACGATGATATGTAGCGATGGTCGCTCAGTGGCAGATCAGTTCAGCTCGAATGTGGCTGTACGTTGCGCCCGTGCCCAGAATGCTAGCGCTAACCTGCTGGCCGCTCTGGGGGCGAAGCCCGCCAAGACGAATTGATGGCTGACGTAATGGCTGCAGTGGTTGACGTAATGGCTGACGCAGTAGCCGCAGTGGCTGCTGTAGTTCGCTGCCCTGCTGCAGTGCACTGCGGTACAGTTCTAGCAACATTGAGCGCATACTATGAGTACGAACACTGACTTGGAGCTCCCGGCAGGGGGCTTCACGGGCGCGGCAAGTGCCGCAGCGTATACGGAAGGGCACATGGAGATGTCCACAGTGCGGCAACTTGCGCGCACTAACTTGGACTTCTTTGCAGCACTGTGTCTGCCGGATGTGTGTACCATTCCGTTCCCTCCGTATTACCACGCACTGTGGGCGGAACTCACTGCTTCACTGCGGAAAGAGCGCACCTTTGATAAGTACGCTCTCGGCTTCCCGCGAGGCCATGCGAAGACTCTGTTCGTAAAGTTGCTGTGCACGTACGCTATACTTGAAACAGACCTGCAGTTTGTGCTCATTGTGGGCGCCAATCAGGATCGTGCTAAGGACATTCTGCGAGACGTAGCGGACATTCTGGACAGTCGGCAGGTCCGCGCAGTTTATGGGAATTGGCGGGAACAGCTCGCTACAGACAAGGCGGAGTTCAAGTTTTTTCGCTTCGGCACTGCGCGGGATACTGCGTCTGGTTCAGGGGAAAAGCCAACAAGAGCTCTTGCTGCGGCAGGGCAAGGCACAAGTATTCGGGGCTTCAATGTGGGTAACATGCGCCCTAGTTTCATTGTCTGCGATGACGCGCAAACCCGCGAATGCGCTGCATCCATAAGCGACAGTCTTGCATATATTGAATGGTTCTTCGGCACACTTCTCAAGGCGAAAGACCCTGTGCGCTGTACATACCTGTATGTTGGCAACATGTACCGTGACCTCAAGGTGCGGCCAAATCTGTTCGCATGTTTGCTGCGGAACCTGCAATTTTCCCGCCACTGGAAATCCTTCATTGTCGGCGCAATTCTGGCAGACGGCAAGGCGTTGTGGGAAGCACTGCAGCCTCTGGCACAGCTTCTGAATGAATACAGCCAAGACGCTGACATGGGGCAGGGGGAGGTGTTTGCTGCAGAAGTGCTGAATGATCCATCATACAAACCGAAAACTGGGCTAGATACCAGCAAGATTCACATACATCCTCCAGAGTTCACATTAGTGCACCAAGGGGAGTTCCTTATCATAGACCCTTCAGGGTACAAGAGATCCAGCGATGACACGGCATTCGCTATATGTAAGGCGTTTGAAGGCCGCCCCCATGTTGATAAGCTGGAATCTGCGATACTCTCTCCGGGAGAAACAATCTGGAAGGCGCTTGAGATCTGCATGCAGCGGGGAATATCCCTGATCGCTGTGGAGAATGTAGCATACCAAGACACGCTGCTATACTGGTTCGAGCAGATCTGCATGCAACAGGAAATTCGAGGCATACATGTTGTGCCAGTCTCCACTGGCGGGAAGGTTAAGACATCTCGCATACTGCGCTCCTTTCAAGAAGCTATGTCTGGGGATGTGACCTTCAGCCCTGAGGCGTTCGCACACTGGGCGGCCCAAGCAGCTGGCTTTGATCCCATGCGCCGAAACAACGTAGATGACATTTTGGACGTTGTAGCGTATGCGCCGAAGGTATTCCTAGAATACGGGCACTTGATAACTATTCCGGGCACAGGAACTGCTGTAGCCAATGTGAGCTACTCTCCGGCAGCGGACTATGCAGCTAGCGCATTCTGACATGCACACTAACTTTTAGAGGTATATTATGTTCACGCCGAAGCAACTCTCGCTGCTTAGCGATTTACGCTCCCGTTTCTTGACTCAGAAGCCCGGTGCTATGCAAGCGTTACGCACTCGCTTTGAGCGCACGGATCGCTACATACAGCGTACTGTTGGTCGATTCGCAGAGGATGCCGAGGGCATGGCTGCAGCGCGCCTTGGTGATCGCTCCAAGATTCGCAACTTCGAGATCCCCATTGTGTTGCAGCATTTGGATACAATGCACAGTCGCCTTGTTGGTATTTTCCTGACAGGCGTGCCGTTGTTCCCGGCCATTGCTGTAATGGATGATGAGGTGAGCCAGTCTGCAGCGGACGCACTTTCTGCCCTTGTGGAGCGAGACCAAGAGCACTTCAACTGGGTATCCAATTTGAAGCTCTCCTTGCTGGACTCCCTGCGCTACCACTGTATGTTCTGTGAGGTGGAGTGGGCAACAACCAAGATTTCCACTGTGGGCGTTGAGGCAGGCAGCTCTGGAGGACTGCGCGCGGGAGTGTCTGTACAGTATGAAGGCAACTCAATCAAGCGCCTTGACCCGTATAACACTTTCCGGGATGCTACAGTCCCTCTCAGCAAGCTACACAGCGATGGAGCCTATGCTGGGTACGTGGAGCGCATGAATTACATCTCCACAAAGCGCTACCTTGCAGGGCTTAATGAGGAGTTCGCTGTATACCAGAACTTCAGTACAGCGCTTACTAATGGGGTTGGCGCAATCAGCAATCTGTACTTCATTCCAGATGTGCGCCCACTGGAAACCAACCAGCGCAAGGCGGACGAGAACTGGGAGGCTTTCTTCGGCGTGCAGTCCATGAATGCAAAGCTCGGTGCGCAGGGGCGGTACGAGAAGGTTGTAATGTACGTGCGAATTGTCCCTAGTGAGTATGAAATCCGCGGGAAGAAATCTGGCACTCCGGCGATCTTCAAGCTTGTGTGGATTGGCACAACGCTGGTCTATGTGGAGCCGCTGCAGAATGCGCACGGCTGGCTTCCAATCTTCGCAGCACACGCGAATGATGACGGCAACGGCTTTGAATCATTCAGCTTTGCAGAGAACCTGCAAGACGTACAGGATACTGGAACTGCCTTACTCAATGGAGCAATCAACTCCATGCGGCGTGCGGTGAGTGACCGGGCAATCTACAACCCGCTGCTGCTGGATCCCAAGGATGTATTGTCCGCAAACCCTGTAGCGAAGATGGCGCTCAAGCCCAGTGCGTACCAATCCCCGATGGACAATGCATACAAGCAAATCCCTTACGAGGACCGTATCTCAGCGCTGCTTACGAACAACATGACGCTTGTACAGGGCATGTCCTACAACATCACAGGGCTTAACCCATCTGCGCAGGGTACGTTCGTTCCGGGCAATAAAACTCGGGAGGAATACTCTAGTACAATGAACAACAGCGATGCACGTGGGCAGAAGCTGGCATTGGACATAGACTCCAGTTTCTTTACTCCGGTGAAGCGTGCGCTGAAAATGAACTATATGCAGTTCGCTAAAATGGAAGAGGTGCTACAGCCATCTAAGCGTGCTGTAGTGAAGATTGACCCTGCGGTCTTACTCTCCACAGAGACTGCATTCAAGATGGCGGACGGCTTGTTCCCGTCTGCAATGATCACGAATTCCGCAGCGCTTGGAGCGGCATTCAACACCATAGCGCAGAACCAAGACCTGAACATGGAGTTCAATCTGGGCAAGGTGTTCGCTGCAATCTTGCGGGCACAGGGAGTGGATGTCAGCGCATACCAGCGCACTCCTGCAGAGAAAGCACAGTTACAGCAACAGCAGTTACAGTTAGCCGCAGCGCAGGCCGGGGCAGCCCCCGGCGCAGTGCCTGCCCAACAACCCCCGGCACAGTGAGCACCTACACATGGCAATTGATATTGAAGAACTGCGACAGTATGTAGATTCCAAGTTTAGCTCCCAACTGGAAGACCTGCAGGCATCCTTGCTGAATATGCCGGTAGCAGGTTCCAGTACGGAGGCTTTGACTGACTTTGCACTGCGGAATATCCAAACCCGCACGGAGTACTTGACCCTCAAGCACGCGGTAGATGTGCTGACATTGCGGGGCATGTACTCTCCGCACACCGAGCAACACATGGAGGGGTAAGCTCTGCTGAGCGCCCCTTATAACCATGCTCCAACCCGCACCAACCACACACCCACGAGGTACACACCATGGCATTTCCCCAAGCTGCACAAGTTCCGAACCCGCACCCCCAACCGCACCAACTCCCTGCTGGATTGCAGCCTGCCATTCCCGGCATGCCTGTAGCTCCTGCCGCACTGCCGCAAGGCATGGGATCCATCATGGACCTGTTCTCCGGACGCTCCAGTATGCCGCTCACGCCTGCCCAGCAAGCGCAAGCGGGCCCTGCGAGTGGTGGCCCAACCGCGCAACCTGCAGCTCCAGCTGGACTCAGCCATGTGGCTCCGGGCACAGCGCCCACTGCGCCTGCTCAGCCCAACACCCCGGGCGCGCCAGCATCCCCCATGGATGATTTTACCAAGTTGCTGCAAACTACTGCGAATGGCCCACAAAGCCAGCCCGCAACCGAGGCGCTTAACCTGTTCAATACTGACCCTGCAAAGGTCATGGAACTTGTACGTGCTCAGAACTTCGTTGGGAATATTGACGCAGGTCTGGCACAACGTGCGCTTGGCGGGGACTTACAAGCCCTTCAACAACTCTTGAATGCAGCGCAGCAAAATACGTTCTTGCAAGCTACAATGCTCACCTCCAACATGCTGGAGCAAGGCTTGCAAGCCTACGATACGCGCCTTAACCAGCGCCTGCCAGAATCATTCAGGACGTTCGCTACATCGCAAGCCGTAGCCCAGCAGGCGCCCGCAGCGCAACATGAAGCTCTGCGCCCTGTGGTCGAAAACTTGCAGTCTCGCATACTGGCCAATAATCCGGGCATGCCTCCGCACGAAGTTGCGAAGCAAATCCAGAGCTATCTCGTGGCCGCTGCGCAGGCAATCAATCCCCAAGCTGCAGTTCCTCTTGACCCCCAGACTGGGCAGCCCTTCGGTCCGCAAGCTCCGAATGTTCCCGGCGCCGTACCCCAGACTAACTGGGGCGCATGGCTTGGCGGACGTTGAGAGGACTATGTACAGGAATTAAAACCTCCTGTACTGTTTAACTCTTTACTTCTCTAGGAGGCCATCATGGCTTTGCAAGATACGTACTTCTATAACACTTCCAACGCCGGAACGGATCGCTATTTGCAGATCAGCTTTGCTGAAATGCTCATTCGCACCAATCCCAACGGTATGTGCCCGCTGTTCGGCCTGACCTCCATGCTGCCCGAAGCTACAGCTCGTGCTGTGGAACATGGTTACTTCACCAAGGCCATGGTGTTCCCCTCCGTCACGCTCACTGCGGCAGTTGCCGATGACACTGTGGTCAACTTCACCGTTGCCTCCACTGCGAACTTGGTTGCTGGCCAGATGTTGCGTGCGCAGTCCACCGGTGAAATCGTGCGTGTGGGCACTGTCACTGATGCAACTCACATTGCCGTTCTGCGCGGTGTGGGCCAGATCGCTGCCGGAGCTATCAGCAACAGCGTCAAGCTGTACAGCGTAGGTAACTCGTTCGAGCAAGGTTCCAAGGCACCTTCGTCCCGCCTGATTAACCCGACCCGCGTGCTGAACTACACCCAGATCTTCCGCAACAACTGGGCACTGCCGGGCACGCTCACTGCAGTAAACCCGATTGTCGGCGATTCGCTGGTTGCTGAGTCCCGGGCAGACTGCGGCTTCTTCCATGGTGCAGACATCGAGACTGCTTTTCTGTTCGGCCAGCGCTCCGGCCAGATGGTGAACAACCAGTACCTGACCACCATGGACGGCATCGTGGAAACCGTGCGGCGTCTGGCGCCTGCTGGTAACACGAACACTGCAGGCGCCACCACGAACTACACGCAGCTGCAGACTTACCTGAACCCCGTGTTTGATACGCAGGTTAACGGACGCAATGGCAATCGCCGCATGCTGCTCACCGGCGGTCGCGGACGTACTGTGATCAATGATATTGGCCGCTTGTCCGGGCAATATTTCATTGTTGACGGGCAAACCGATTTCGGCTTGCAGTTCCAGACCTTCAAGACTTCGCGCGGTGAGTTCAAGATGATCGAGCATCCGATGTTCAACACCAACGATGACTGGAAGGGAATGGCGATCGCTGTGGATCTGGACAGCATTCGTGTACCGTACTTGCGCAAGACGATTTCCCGCGAGTATGGCATGGACGGTAAGTACGTGCAGGACGGCCAAGATGCAGTGGGCGGCAACCTGACCACGGAACTCACCATGGAAATCATCAACCCATCAGCATTCGCTGTGATTTACGGGTTGACTGCCGGAGCTGCAGGCTAAGCCCCGCAGTTCCACGCTGTGTGCTCAGAGGACGCTAATCCTCTGGGCATTTTTCGTTTCTACCTTAGAGGAATTTGACATGGCTATCAAACGCTACCTGCTTCAATCTGCACCTTGCAGCTTTGTGCTCCCCACGGGTCGCTCCATTACTGCACCTGACGGTGTAGTGGCCGTTGACACTGATAGTCCCGAAGATGCAGCAATTCTGGAACATCTGGAAGGCATGGTGTCTGTCGGAAATGCAACGCCCTTGCTGGGCCAGCTGAATGTTGAAGAGCTTCCAGTTCGCCTGCAGTCTGTGCAGATCGACCCCAAGACCGGCCTCCCGCTGGCCAAAGTGTAAGGCGCACTTGCGTTCCAACCATTTCGTGCACTACGCACAGGAGCCACAATGAGCACTGTAGAGGAAGTCATTTCCGAAGCGTGCAGCATGCTCAACCGTCCGGACCTGCGTCCGGATATGCGCGTGCGTGCACGAAACATTCTCAACAAGCTCCATGCAGCAGTTGACTTTGAGCGAGACATAGTTCAAGGTGTGGAGACTGCGCTGGATTCTGCAGGCGCTGCAACTTTGTCCATGGGAGCGCTAGTGCGCAAGCCCTTTGGCATAGCAGTGCGTAATACGGACAATGTGTCCTACTCACAACAATTCATCTTGAGAGGTGTGCAGCCTCCAAGGTCTTATTTTGGTTTCACGCAGCAGGCACCAACATATTACATTGCGGGCGGGGCCGTATTCATTCAGTGTGTGTACCCATTTCCATCCAGCGTCCGCCTCGACACGCTCAATTTCCCTGCGTGGACTGTTAACGAGGACGGGACTGTGGAATCTACAAGCTGGATTCTGGACAATCACAGCGATGTGCTGATGTACAAACTGCTTTCAGAGCTTGCAGTAAGCGTGGAGCATAAGACTCTTATGCAGACAGCCGCAGGGCAGTTCATGGAAGCCCAGAGAATTCTGGAGCTTAATGAGCGTATAACAACTTGCATCTTGGGAGCCTGAGATGACATACGTAGCTGATGCACTCGATGATACCAAGCCGGCACAGTCAGACCTTGCAAGGTACTCTGCAGCAGAACTCAGAGCGATCAAGACTGTACTCAAGGCGAACAACACTGCAGTGAACACCACGTTGCCGAATGCAGATACTGCATTAGGTGGCCGCATTGATGCCCTGACTACAGCAATCGCAGAGAAGACAGTTGTCTCTCTTGTAGGCGCTGGGAATTTCACAGTTCCGGCAGGTGTCACCAAGTTGCATGTCCGAGCTGGTGGCGGCGGTCGAGCTGGCGTAGAGTGGGGAGGGCAAGCTGGCGCAAGCTACAGCCGCCTAAAGGTCGCTCCAACGATCGCGCCTACTCTCGACTTTTTCAAGACTGTAACCCCCGGGGATATTATTCCGTACAGCGTTGGGGTGAACGAGACTGTCAAGCGTGTGGCTGCAACTTACTGGGATTATGAGGTGGATGTGGCTGCCACAGACAGTACGTTTGGTGACAAGACTGCATATGCAGCTCCCTATGACCTTCGCTACGACGAGAATGTCGGCCATATAGCCTCTGCGGCAGATTGCATGTTAGGCAAGATGTATCCGCTGCGGATGACCAACTCCCACATTGAAGTAAACCCTGAAGTACTTGTTGCAGGCACTGGAGCCTACATCACAGTCTCTTATTGATCTGGAGGTTATAATGGCTACTGCAGTTCGGGCTAAGTTAACCCAAGCCAGCTTTCCGTTCAATTTTCAAGAGATTGCAGCCACGGTACTTGTGGGCCAAGCAACTGACCAGAACTTACAGACTGGAGGTGAGCAGGTTGCTGCAGAGGTGCCGCAAGCCTTCTTCTTGCAGAACATGTTGCCCGAGCAGCGAGGGTTTGCCTCAGTACACTACTCCCGAGTAGTCTCCGAGCACACGTATCCGAGGTACTTAGAGCGTGTGTATACTATTTTGGATGCACAGGGGCGGGTCGCGCTGTATGCACCGGTTGCGGATTTTGCACTCATCTACAGTGCAGCTACCCAGTCATGGGTAAAGTTTGCATCTCCGACCGGGCAAGTCTCCACTGCATACCTCAAGGGAACAACTTATGTATGCATCACTGGCGCTGGGCTGTACGCATACGATTTCGATCTGCAAACTTTTAGTGTACTCGCAGTGTCTGGGATTAGCTCATTTGACTCCATTCTGGGCGTCGTTGCAGTAAACCAGTATCTCGTGCTGTACACAGCGGAGGCGGTGTATTACAGCTCTCCAACTAATCCGCTAGAGTTCACACCCTCTCCGGGTGGGCCGGGGACGAGTGGGATTCTTGCATTGCGCGGGCAGATCGTCACTGTACTTGCAATTAATGACGGCGCCATAGTGTACACCACAAAGGCTGCCATTTCAATGCTGTATACGGGCAATCCAAACCTGCCCTTCTCATTTCGAGGGATCAAAGGCTCTGCGGGCGTATCCAGTGAGGAGCACGTATCATACAACACAACTCTCGGCGAGCACATTGCGTGGACTTCGAATGGGTTCATGCAAGTCTCGCAACAGCAGGCACAGCTTGTCTGGCCAGAACTTAGCGACAGTGTGGCCGCAGGGATCTTCAGCACGTTGGGAGCGAACAACTACCCAGTGCTTCAAGGAAAACAGCAACTTGCTGTGAAGGTGAGTTCCGTTGGCACTCGGTACATTCTGATCAGTGTGAAGGACTCATCTAGCGGTGTGCTGGAGTATCCGCACGCGTATGTATACGATACCTCGCTTGATCGTTGGGGACGCATAGACATACCGCATGTGGATATTTTTGAGTACAGCAAGCCAGAGTTCGTGAGCGCCTTTACTTATGACTCCCTGAACTCTCTGAGCTATGATGACCTTGCGTCCAAGACTTACGGGGATTTGCGGGAAGTGCTAGCTGGCAAGGCGGCTCAATTCGGTACAACCTTTGGCGTGGTTAACAAGCTAGGTGCAGTGTTTATTGCGCTTAACCCACTCACTGCGTCTCTGGCAACCATTGAAGACCTAGACAGTGGAGCGGCAACACCGCTTATCTGTCTTGGACGGTACAGAGTTATACGTCCGAATGCAGTGTGCTTGCAGGAGATACAGATAACGAATCAGGCCACAGATACGACTGTACAGTGGAACGCCCATGACCTCTCTGGGGACATGTTTGGGGTACTCTCCCCATTTAAAAATCCCAGAAATCGTGGACAATATAATGGAAGATTGAGTGGAGCGCATGTCAGCATTACACTCATGGGGCGTATGTTGCTTACAGCCCTAGAGTTCATTCTCACAGATGCAGGCAGCACACGCCAGCCTGTGCGCCCCACTGATGGAGCCATTACCTTGCCTGATGGCATTGTCACAGACCGTACAGTGCCAGTGACTTCTGATGGCGTATATGTGATTTCATTGTAACCTGCCGGACAGGAGCGCCCCATGGCTGAAGTAAAACCTACGCCACGTACATTGCAGTCCCTAGTGCTTGTGGCGAATACTGACAATCAAGAGCTCTTGTTACAGCATCTTGTTGATGCAGTGCACGAGCTTAACGGGCGCATACAATTCCTGAATACGCAGGTACAGACACTGAGTACTGCAGTAAGCGTACCAGTAGATACCTTGAAAGATTGAGGTTTACTATGGCACAAACATTCTCGCTGTCCGGGGTTATGGAAGCCTCGCAAAGTGCTTCCAAGGCCCTGCTGCAACAGCTTGCAAGTCTCGCAGTGAATACTACTGGGGAGACCGCACTTGCTGCGGCAGCTAAGCCGATTGAAGCCCAGCACAATTTATCTCTTGCTGCGGTACTCAAAGACGCGCATGATCAGGTTGAGTCCACAGCTGCTAACATGGAAGCGTACATGGAAGCGCTGCTTGGGGTCAAGAAAGATGGCACACCTGCAGAGCCTAAAAGCTCTACTGCACTCAATGTTGGAGGCCTGTAATGAGTGAACACAAAGACCTAAGTCCCGGCTCTCGGCACGGGGTTGCGAACTGGGAAGTCGCAAGCATTGCACAGAGGGACGCACTCACTCCAGCGTACACAGATGTTGGCAAGATTTGCTGGGTACTTGGGCGCGGGCATTACACTTTGGCTAACACAACTCCCATCACATGGGAACCTGTCAGCCCGGGCTTGCTGGATGCAGTTTCCTACAAGTTTGCTACGTTCACAGCGCTTGAAACTTGGGCTGCTGGGGCTGGTGGCAATGCAGACGCGCTCAATAAAATGCTGTATGTGCAAGACACAAAAACCTTCTACTACACGACTGCAGTATCCCCATCCGTAGTGATTGTCTACCTTGGTGAGACACCGTCTGTAAGGAATGTGTTCGCAGATGCTGCGGCCAAGACTGCATTCACGCCGACTATTGCAGACCTTGGAAAGTTTGGGTATGTAAGCACAACTGGAAGGCTTTACTATCTTACGGCGTACACGCCATCCGCTGTATGGGTTGAGATAGGTTCTGCTGTTGCAATCGAGAAAGCTGACGCAGCACAGGCAGCAGCAATTGCATCTTCTGCAGCTTCATTAACTGCTGGGCTTGTAGCTGTCATTAAGGATCGTGGCTCTTACGATGCTTCCAGCAATGCGTATCCAACTACTGGCGGCTCAGGCACAGCAGGTGCAATCAAGCAAGGCGACCTCTGGACTATTAGCGTAGCTGGCACACTGCCTACTGGAGTTACTGTATACGCTGGGGATGTTATTACCGCAAAGACAGATACTCCCGGCAGCACCCAAGCCAATTGGGGAGTAACTCTAGGGTACCGAGTTCTCACACAAGTTAGCCGTAGTTCCGATGCAGTAACTAACTCTGGCGCTGTAGCAGGTGTCAAGAGTTTTGCATTCGGCACAGCTTGCTCCGTATCTGCAATTGGTACCTCCACGGATAATGCAATCCATGGTGGGAATGCTAATGTCATAGGAAACAGTACCTCTCTTACTTGGAGCTACTGCACCATCGGCGGCGGCAATGGTAATACTATCTATGGGGCATCTGGGCACACTGCAGGATTCATTGGCGGTGGAGCTAGCAATACCATTACTGGCACAACTTACGGGGCTATCTGCGGTGGGCAGAGTAATACTGTAAACGGACACCATGGATTCATCGGCGGTGGGCAGAGTAATACTGCTGGATCGTATGGAGCTGTTGGCGCTGGAGCTAATAACCAAGCCACAGGTACATACTCAGGAGTTCTCAGTGGGAATACTAATACTGCGTCCGCGCAAGAATCTGGAATTTTGAGTGGTAACTCAAACACTGCAAGTGGCCAGCAAGCTGCAGTTGTCGCAGGTAAATACTGCACTGCATCTGCCTACCAGCAAGTTGTTCTAACTGGTGAGTATGCCGGGGTAGCTACCGGGGGTGGCGGCATTCAATGTGAGCAGGCTGTGATGCGAGCTGCTCGTAGGTTCACCGGTTCCAGCACGATAGTTCGCAATGTTGGCCAAAGCACTGTTCTTCTCCAAGGAGAGATGACAACCTCTGTTGGCTCCCCCGTTACTATAGTCCTGTGTACAGACGGTAGTAACATTCCAACCTATGCTAACTGCCCGAAGAAGGTTCTAGTAAGCGCTACTAACACGCAAGCTCTGGCAACCCACCGTATTCGAGTGTTTGCTGTGAGTGGCACAAACCCAAGTGATGTTACCTACGTGAAGGAAATCATCTGCGGGTTCAAGGCACATGGCGGCGCTGGCTTACAAACCTTCACCAAGTTATCTGAATCCGTTGTGTACACAGATGACAACAATGGTGGCACAGCATCTGGCTACAGTGTCGCAGTGTGTATTGCAACTACCTTTGATAACTTGTTGCGAGTAGAGTGCACATCAGCAGCTACTGGCGGCGGAGCAAGGTATGTGCATTGGTGCGCTGAAGTTTCTTCGCTGTATACCAGTAACTAACCCGGAGTAAGAACATGGCATTTTCTGCAACTATCAAGCTGGATAATGGGCGCACAGTTACTGGTGCCTACTGTCGGGCTACTATCCTTCGGTTCTCCAAGGAGCAGGGACTCATACAGATTAGCGTATGGGAATCTGCGCAGGCTCGGGAGCAATTCTATGACCCGCTCGGGCAGCAAACAATCTGCATCCAGTCTCCTGACTTGGACTTGGAAGCTGCCAACCCCATCCAGTATGCCTACTCGCTGCTTGAGCATACTGGCCAATTCCCAGATGCAACTTGGAACGTGTGAGGTGAACCATGGTACGAATCTCAACTCGCAAGAAATCTCCGCTCCAGCAACTGTGGGATAAGCTCGGGCGGCAGAGCACGTGGACTTCTGTGGCAATTGCAGCAGGTGTTGTGGCTGCAAACGTCCCTGCTGCAGCAGTTTACTGTGGGTACGTAGCAGCGGCAGCCGGCCTTGCCAAGCTGGTGATTCCGGAAGACAATACAAAACCTCCTGTATAAAGGTGCAACCATGGATCAATCAATCCATCAAGGTGTGCAGGAGCAGGCGCACCAACATGCTGGGGAGATATCTGTGGCCACTACAAAGGTATTACCACCGGTTGCCGCAACCACGATGTACTTCATGGGAATACCAATCAACAGTTGGCTTGTGGTGCTTACGTGCATCTACACGCTACTGCAGATTTGTGTTCTTGTGCATACACAGTATACCAAGTTCCGAACCAGACGTCTGCCTGTGTGCAGAGTGCCGGAGGAAAAAGATGCCAACGACGACTAGTCCTTCTAGCGCTCCTGCGCTACCAGACATTCCAGTGGTTAAAATTCAAAGGGATTTTCAGGACGCTGCGTGTACGCAAGGTACTATTCATCTCCCGAATGGTAAAATCCTGCACACGCTAGAACGCCCGTGGATGATGAACCGCACTGGCATAAGCTGCATTCCAGCAGGCAAGTATCGCGCCATCTGGACGCGCAGCCCAAAGCTTGGACGGTACACGTATGAGCTTATTGGAGTTCCGGGACGGTTTGCAATTCGTGTGCATCCTGCGAACTGGCCGCAAGAGCTTGAGGGCTGTATAGCCCTTGGGCTTAAGAGGGGGCTGCACATGATTAGTGAGAGTCGGGCAGCACTTGCTGCGTTTGAAGAAGCGTATGCAACACACAGTCTGATCTTTGACATCTATGATGTCCCGCATAAGTAAGCATAGGTACTGACGCGCAGGTATGTCGCGCAGGCAAGGATGCCTTAATAATTCAGTTTTAACAATTACAGCGAGCACACCTCAGGAGGTGTATGATGGGTCTTTTCAGTTCTATGTTCGGAGGCATTGGCGGGCTTGCAGGGGATATCGGAAGCCTTGGCGGTAGTATGAGTTCTGGAAAATCTTCCAGCACAACGCAAGCTAGCGGCGACAGTACTACGACGCTATTCGACGAGACTAGCAAGAGTCAGCTTGACCAGCTTGTAGCGTCTATGATGGGCAAGGTTGGTGGCATTGGAGACACGTCCACAGCAAACCCCTACAGCAAATCCTCTGCACTGAAGGATGTTTCCGGCGTAGTGGATAACCTGTTCAAGACGTTCCGGGAGCAGAATCTGCCACAGATTATGGCAGCTGGCGGGCAGGCTGGAGTGTACAATTCCAGTGGCATGCAGGCTATGGCAGACAATGCATACGCCCAAACTGTCGGCCAAGCTGCATCAATCACGATGGACGCAGTGAAATCCTACGCTGGCATTGACAACACGAATAACCAGCTCACACTGCAGTCGTTGCTACAGGGCCTCAACATGGAAGGCCAAGCGCTGCAGAAGACATCACAGAACAGCACGTCCACTACAAATACCAAGGCTTCCAACAAGAGCCTTAACTTTGGGCTCAAGCTGTAATTTGGAGACACCTCATGGCAACACTAGATTTGGCTCAGATGGTGCAAGAAAGCCTGAAGAACCTTGACGCGCAGACTTCTCCAGCTAATATGAAATTCCCTGCAGCGGCTGCTGCAGGTGCTACAACTGTCAACACTGCTACACAGGCTGCGGCTGCAGCGCAATTCGCTGCAGGGCAGGCGACTGGCATACTGCAGGACAAGCTAGACAGCGTACGCTTGGCAGCAGACCAGCGCCAGACAGAGACAGCGCAGGCAGTTGTGCAAGTAACAGGGGCTGCATCTGCAGCGCTCAACCAAGGGCGAGACTTGCTCATGGCGGAAACAGTGCGCGCCAATCAGACCCTTGCCAAGGCCCAGCAACTGGAAGATACAGCTCCATCATTTCTGGAGTCTCCGATTGGGTACATTGCGAATCGCTGGAAAGCCGCACGTGCCAAGGATGAGTACAATGTGCATGCCACAATTGCTCAGCAGGCCGCTGCGAATATTAACACCATTGTACAGACAACTGGTGCGCAGGTTCAGGAGCTTATACAGACTCGCAGTCTTGTGGATGCTGCAGCCAATAAAGCCGCTACAGACGCTGCCTTTGTTGGGTATTCTGGCACGCAAGCTCGCTTGCAGGGAGCCTCAGATGCTGCCTCCAAAGTGCTCACTGGGTCAAACCAGATTTACGAGGAGGCCCATGCTGCAGCAGAGTACGCACTGAAGCTCACCGAGAATCGCCAGCGTGGAGAGGAGCTGAAACTTCGACAGCGTGATGTTGCACAAGAAGCAGCTGCAGTGAATTTGGCGGTCGACTTCATGTTGAAGAAGGCAGGACTCCCGCGTACTGCAGATAACCTAACTGCGTTTCGCACCAAAGCTGAAGGTTACATGAAGGCGGACCCGAAGACATTTGCAGCGCTCACCATGGCTGGTGCACAGTCTGTGAACGCCACTGACGGCCAAGCAGCCACAACGCATTACCTCAACAGCGGTGTTGTTACTGTGGAGGATGCGCAAAGGCTGGGCGCTGCGACTGGAGATGATGGGCTTACTAACATTGGCCGGGTTGCCCAGCAACGGAGAGCTACTGAATACAGTGACCAGCTGAAACAATCTGCCTATATCACGTACAAGCAAAACCTTGGACAAGGCGAGGCAGCCATCCCGTACAGTATCTGGGTCGGTACGATGTCCAAGCCAGAGCTCAAGCAAATCGAGCTGCAGGCGCAGACACTCGCTGCAGGAGATGTGGGGAATACATCACTCGCCCGGTACGCAGATTCTGTTGCAGCCACTGCGCCTATAAGTTCCTCCCGACTGAACATGACGAAGCTTGGTGTACCAGAGGCTTCACTGCACTACGGGTTTGCAGCAGGTAGTCCTGAGGCGAAAGCTGTAAATGACCCACAGCTGCGTATGCTGCTGACCAGCGAGGGCACACGAGGCGGCGCTTCAAATGGTACATGGTTCCAAATCCCTGCGTTGTATGAAGCTTTTCTGAAGGCAGGCAGCGTGAACCCAGCCAAGGCCACTGCACGAATCTTGGCAGACGAAGGGCTAGCCGCTGTGCGGGATTCCAACCCAGAACTTAAGGCACTCACAGATGCTGGGCTGTCCTTAAACCAGCCTGCTATGCTGTCTGTGGATGGAATCAATGTGCCTGTTGGAGATCCTGTGGCGCTGCAGTCTCTGATGACAGAGCTTCGTGCAAAGCGAGACAAGAAGCCGTGGAACCAGATTGTTGCTGACTGGGCACGCAGGCTGAGCGGCGCAGCGCAGGCTACGGCAATCTCTGGTTCCACGGACGTGTTCGGGCTTGTGCCAAACACGCTAACGAAGGACGATATAAACAATGGGTTTGACGCCGCAGTAGATAAGGCAGCCGCTGCAATGAAAGCTCGCACGCAGCCTGTGACGGATTCTGCAAGAGCTGCTGTTAAGTCTCGCACGCAAGATACCGGCACGGTAGATCCTATGGCCGCTCCCGGAAAGTCCAAGTCCCAGCTTATGGACTCCAAGTTGTAATGCAGGTGCGGTCTAGAGCACTCTGTGCCGCCTCAATCCCCTAAGGCAAAGGATTGCCTGTACTGTATAGTGGCTGTACCAAGAACCTACGCGGAGATTCAAATGACCAGTATGCAAGACTCAACTAAAGTCGGAGGTCTGCCTGCAACGCCTGCAACAGAACCGGCTCGTCCCGTAGCTGTGCGGAGCACAACTGTGCAGCCTGTATATAACCCGGTTGTTGTTGCAGCAGATGGGGAGGGCATGCAGTTCTTTGGCCAATCCTTGATAGAGCATGCTGCCACCTTCTTTGGCTACGGCGTGACTTCTGCTGCAATCAGCAGCGGTGTTGGCGTATACAACAGCCTCAAAGCGGTTGCCAATACTGTAGGAGCCGACCTTCCCATGACTCGCACCTCCGAGATTGTCGGGGATGTGCTTGGTACGGACGGGCAAAATTACTATCTGGAGCACAAGCCACAAGCAGACCTTGCAGGCTTTGCAGGTAGTGCGCTTGCTGGCGGAGTTGGCGCAGTCTCGGCGCTGCGTGCTCTGCAAGCCAGAGGAATTGTCACTGCCGCAACTGCCTCCGCTACAGGCCTCGCCAACGCAGAAGGAGTTCTCGGCTCAAGTGCTGTAGCCGGATTTCGCGCCAGTGTGCTCGCAGATCCGCTTGCGTTTACGTGGCGGACTCCTGCGTTTGCTAAAGCAGTCGGCGTCGCCGCAGCACAGAATGTGGCAGAGACTCTTGTAGGGGAAGCTGGAGTGCTCCTGCTCAACAACCAGAACCCAATCATGAACCCGGAAGGGCTGACTGCTTGGGATTCCAGCACGCGCGCATTCAAGGACGGCATGTGGTGGGTTGTCGGCGGAGCTGCAGCAGGCACAGCAATTGACTCCCTGCGTATCTTTGGCAGCGCCCGCACAGCGTTCCAAGTTTTTGCCGAGGAGCACAATGCGCTGGCCACCCCAATGAAGGAAGCTGTTGCTTCGTACAATACGCCCGGGGACCGCATGGCAGACGCTCTGCGACTTTCCGAAGACCTTGGTAAGCGCATCTCTTCCGGCGAGTGGAATGCAAATGAGGCCAATGTGCAGGTGCTGATTGATCGGGCAACTCGCCAGATTGACACTGCAGTGCAGCGTGCGGCTGTGCAAGCCAATGATGCAGGCGCTGCTGGCGTAGAGTTCTTCGATCAGATGCAAGCACTGCCAACAAACATGGACCGTTTAGCGCATCTGGGGAACCTGCTGCGCGTAGAGCTTCCGAAAACTGAGGATATTATACAGGGCGAGAACTTTCTGCTCAAAACTCCGGGCATACAAGTTGCAAAGGCTCCGGCTCCCACAAGTTTCGCAGAAGAACTCCAATTCCTCAAGGACGCAAATCGCGCCAAGCTGCAAGGAAATGAGCAACTCTGGGGGTATTTACAGGACACTCTATCTCGCAAGAGCAGTGCCATGCTGAAGGAAATCGCGCAGTACGCACAGGACACAAACAATCCAGCACTCGGCAGGGTGTTTTCGGCCGCCAATGCACGCATGCGAGAAATCAATTCCAGCAAGGCATGGTTGCCGGGCGTGAAGCGTGCGCTGCAGAACTTGGAGCCGCAAGGAATCCGTGTTGGCAAGCATATCATTCCTCCGGAGCATGCGTCAGACTTGCTGGATGCAATCAGTGAAGTGGCTGCACGGCTTAACACTGTGAAGGCTGGCCATGTTACAGCCACCAAGCTGCCGTCTGTGGCCAAGATGCTGCAGGAAGTTGGGGCGCACCTGAGCCCATACAGCAAGGTCGAGGGCTGGTATAACTTGCGCACCGGCAAGATGTCCACATTTGCATTGCCGCGCGCGCAAGACATTGGCAAGATCATTGACGATGTGCATGGCATTCGCATAGAGGGCACACCACACAAGTTCCCGTACTCGCCAGCAGCTGTGGATGCTCGCCAGATTCTGATGCGTATGGCCAAGGGTGACCTTGAAGACTCTGCAGGGATTACACTACCTGCCAGCGCACAGTGGGGCGCAACAGCGCAGCGGGAACTTAAGTACTTTGCGCACCCGGACTGGAGCGCTGCAAACCCTAAGTACCTCGTGGATACTGCGGATCTGCCTGCAATGGAGCGAGTGGCTACGGCTGCAGAGCGGAACGCCAAGATTCGCTTGCTGGGAGATTCTGCTGCAGAGCTAACGCCTGCCCAATTGCAAGACCTTGTGCTGGAACGCAAAGCTGCTTACAGGGCAATGTACCAGCAAGCAGGACTCAGCGAGAAGGTGATTGCCAATCTCCTTAACACTGGAGAGGACTTTGCAATGGGCGCTGCAGATGCAAAGGATGGCCTGCTTATGGGAGTGCTGGATTACTCTAAGGCAGAGAACATTCGAGTAGTGTATAAAGGATATGGTACTGCGGAGGTGGAGCGAGCAGCTCGGGATGCCTCTGGGTTTGCGGCGCGCATCGAAGCGCAGACTGATCTGGAGCACTCCGCCTCTGCACAGATTCACAACTCCCTAGGTGTTGCAGATGTTGAGCTGCCTGCAGAGAATCTTGACCTGCTATCCACACTGTCTGCGTCTGATACCACTGCAGGTTTCCTGCATGGAGTGCATTCAGACTTTGGCAGGTTCCGGGAGTATGCAGTGTCGATCGGCACACGAGTACATGCTATGCTCAATAAGGCCGCCCAACAGATCAATGCGGAGATTCTCGGGCACTATACGGTACTCTCCCGAGATGAGGCTCACGGGCTTCGTGCACAGCTTGCGCTGTTTAACAACATGGCGCGCAGGGACAAGTACCGTGTACTAGAGGTTGTTGGCGGAACTAAGGAGTTCTCCAGAGTCGCAGTGCGGGATATGGAATATAACTCCTATCTGGAGCAGGCGCTGAAGAATGGCATGACTGAGGAGCAGGCCATAGAGAGTTTGTCTTCGTTCGGCAATGTACGCAAGATGGTTGCAGTCGGGGATGGCGGGGCAATGGCGCTGCATCAAGATGTTGGGGCGTTTGTGGATTGGCACATGCAGCGGAATAAAATCTACTGCGCAAACGATATTGCTGCTGCGAAGGCTGTGCATTCCAGCCCAGACCGTAGCCCGCAGTTCTACTACCCACCTCCTGTGAATCTGCGCCGTACTCCGCACTTTGTGTTCCTCAGCCCTAAGGAAGGTGTGCCGGACATGCCGTCGTACATGTTGTATGGCAGCACCCCAGAAGACCTGCGAGCCAAGGTCGCTTACGCTGTGCAGAAGTATGGCGATAAGTACCGAGTAGTTGACAGCAATGAGCAGACGCTGTACAAGAAGTTCCGAGGGGATTACGAGGAAGGCAAGGTATTCAATGAATGGGATTTTGACGAGAACTTGCAGCGGTTGGGTAAGGCTTCCAGTGCACAACCCTCCATGGATATCAACGCTGCAGAGACTCTTGACCTCATCCGCAACTGGCACCACAACAAGGTTGCTCGGCAAATTCGGCAGGGCGTGGAACTGAAGTACACTGCGACCATCAATGCGCTGCGTAGCGCTAAAGAGGCTACAGACTTCGCAGAGGCTGGCGGTACGCTGGCCCAGCGATTCAACAAGCTGAATGTGTACGAAGATACACGCCGCGTCATGCTAGACAGGCCAACTTACGAGAGTAGCTTGGCGGGGCAGACTTGGTTCAAGGTGCAGGATTTTGCGGCGCAGAAACTCAGTGCGGCTCTGGATAGTACAGCGTATGCAATAAGCGCTGGCTGGAGCAAGCTCAGAGGCAAGAAGGGGTTTGGCTTGGAAGACTTCGACAAGATGACACAGGAGTTGGAAGCTGCTGGGTTCAAGAATCCCTATGACAGTGTAGGCCAACTGCTGACTCGCAGTGAGGTAATCAGTGATGGCCGCTCGCTGTCACAGGCTACCCGAGTGCTTAACAGTCTTGTTGCGTCCACAACACTGCGGCTAGACCCACTGAACAGTTTGCTGCAGGTGGTAACAACCCCGATACTGTCGCTGGGTACAATTCGGGAGGCCAAGAGAGCGCTTGCTGGCACTAAGGCCGGAGAGCAACTTCTGGAAATGACGACAGTTACTCATCCTGTCACAGGTCTTCGGGAGCCTACTGCAGCAAAACTGCTGGCCAATGCAGTGAAACAGTATTTCACAGACTCTGGAAAGGAGTTCGCAGCCCAGCTTGCAAGACGTGGGATTCTCAGTGACTTGGAGTCGCAGTTCCGGGATGCTAGTGATTTCAGCAGCCTCAATGGGCGGCACACGCTGATGGATGTACAGAACAGTATCGACAAGTGGACTACCTTGCTGTCTAAGTATACTGCACACCAACACGCAGAGAACATGTCACGGTTCATGATCGCTCATGCTCTGAAGGAGGTTGGAGAGTTACGCGGTATGCAGGGCGAGGAATTGTACTCTATGATTGAGAATGGAGTCAACAAGGTGCATGGTATCCATCGCAAGAACTTGCGCGTGCAGATGTTCAATGGCCCTATTGGGCAGAGCATTGGCTTGTTCCAGTCGTATGTGTTCAACTATGCGCAGTGGATGATGCGCACCGTAGCGAACGGGGCGGGCAAGGATGCAGCGATTGCGCTTGCTATGCAGTCCTCCCTGTTTGGAGTACGTTCTGTGCCGGGCTTCAGTGTGCTGAACCACCAGATCGCCAAGTCGAATAGCGGCATGGTAGACCTGTACACTATGGCAGGCACTGACGCTGATCCACATGGCGCAGGTGCGTACTTGCTGTATGGGGCAGTCCCTGCTGACCTGTATACTCGCGGCGATATGACCCCACGTCAAGTCTCCGTGGTGCCGTTGGACCCGACACAGTGGGCAACGTACACGATCTTCTTGAAGGCTGGGGCGAACTTGATCCGCACAGCAACTGGCGCTGCTGCTGGTATGCTGCACGGGGATCCGGGGGCTGTAGGCAATGCGCTGTCCTATGGGCTGGCGCACAATGGGCTTAGCCGCCCACTGCAAGGGCTTGGCACTGTGCTGAATGGGAATGTTACCACAAACCAAGGCACGCCAATGTTCTTGCATAGCAACTGGGAGGGCTACAATCCAGCACAAGGGTTTAACTACATGGCACTTGGAGCACGGATTCTTGGCGGGCGTCCGCGAGACGAAGCCATACTCATGGATAGTTATTACAGGCGCACAGCGTATCAGACAGAGATTCGTAAGCGCGTTATGGATGTCGGAGCGTCCATGCGGAATGCGCTCCTTAGCGGGAACGCAATGACCGAATCGGAACTGTCTGGATTCATGAACAAGTACGCAGCAGCGGGCGGGCAACTTGAGAACTTTAACCAGTTCTTCGGGCAGCAGCTTACTGCGGCAAACTCCAGTAGTGTGAAGCAATTCAGGGATAAGTTGCAAAAGGATGGGCCATTCTCGCGGGCGTATAACGCGATGAAGGCAGAGCGGAGTTCTATTACTCCGTGGGAGGAAGACGCGGCGTTGCAGCGGGTGAGTGACGCAGGTGCAGCAGAGTAGTTGCGGTGATGGTGTAGTGTATCTCCTCTAGGTCGGCACGGATTAAGGGCTGCATGCTAACGCATGTGGCCCTTTTGCATTTCTGCTCCGCACTGGTAGCGACAACCTGCCTTCAGACTCCAAGATATGGAGGAGCTTTATGCCACGCTACAACCCAAGCCATAGTTTGGCCGTGAATATCATGCCAGATTATGGAGGCTTTGATCTTCTGCGTTGCGCTCGGAATCCCGCCAAAGCGAATAGCCTCATCAGCGAGGGTCATAAGCTCCTCTGTGCGTGGTAGCATCCAGTATGCGTGAGAGTATTGCAATACTCCGGCGCCTCGATGCGCGCACACTTGGCGAACTTCACCCTCTGCCGGGTAGCCAGTCTCTGCCAGCGTATGCCAGCCGTAGTCTGCTACACTACATAACAGTCTGTGGACCAGAATGTCCAGAGACGTAGGCTCTATGCTCTGCTTCAATTGCGTTTTGTGCTGCGATGTACTGGTCATAATATTCTGCCTCTTCAATGTACTTGCCGAAATCTGTGTACTTGCGGCGATCGCTCTTGCCTGCGTACTTCAGAATGAATGTGTTGTTGCTGGAGATTATGCGGTCTGCGCGCACTAGGTTCTGCAGCACCCGGAATATATCAGCGTAGCCTTCTAAGTGCGTACTCACTGCTTTGTACAGTTCATCCGCGTTCATTGGCCGGTTGTTTGTCTCCAGCGTAGCAATGACTGCGTTCGTTGCATCGCTTAGCTTGCTCTTGCCGTACTCTCCATACGCTCTATTCATTAACTCCTCTGCAGCGGTCAGAATAGTGTGCGCCTCCGTGACTATGTCCGCAGTCATGAGATATGTATCGTGGATGCCAGCCAGCGCTATGCACAATCGCAGCATGTGTTCCAGTCTGCGGGCACAGTAATACGTTAGCCGTACATCCGGCAGCGGCTGGAAGTTCTGGTAAATCAGGTCCACAAGGCGCATGGCCTCTGGAGTGAACTTCATCTCGCCTTTCATGGTGCGCATTCGCTTGAAGGCGTCTACAAATATCTGCTCCTGTTCTTGCGTAGGGGATGTAGGGAATGTGATCTTGCGCTGTGTCGGCTCGCTGTACACGAGAATTGGGCGGCTCAGGAAGCCAGTGCCCATAATGTCTCCCGGAAACGCAAGCTGTATCCCGCTTGGGGTCATGCCCGCCAGAATGTTTATACACGGGTTCATAATGGTCACGTCGCTGCTGCGCTTGAATGACTCCTTGTGCTCTGGAGGGCAGTCCCACATCTTAGTTAGGAACGTGGTGAAGTCTGAGTTGTTCTGGCCTATGAAGTCTAGGAACTCATCATTCAGAATGAACGTCTCGTCCACATGATCTGGCCCCGCAGTAAGCGCCTCATCAAAGTTATCCATACGCGCAAGGTCTGCCACGAACTGTGGCTTGGAAGTCTTGTCACAGGAGAACCTCTTGTACTCTGCTCTGGCTAGCAACCGTCTGGCTGGGCCGACAGCAGCGCTCTTGCGTGTACCCGGACTACCAACGCACATAATGTACATGACTGGGTACACTCGCTTGCTACCCCACTGAAACCACACATTGCGGGCTAGGCAAGCTGCAGCACAGGAAATGAAGCTCCACCTGTGAAATGTGGTTGGGCTTTCTGTATGCTCTCGCAACAGTATATACTCGTGTAGTATCGAGTTAGTGCTCATTCTTTAAGCTCTCCCCAATGCATAGCCCCGTACTTAGGGTCTGCCGGAATCCGCAATGTGCGACCATGCACCTGCACTGTAGTGTTCTCAAAAATCGCCCCGAGCCGAACTGGAATATCCTCTCGACCTGTAGCGTATTGAAAGAACACTTCGTCATGAATCTGCGCTTTAAGTCGCAGTATGCACCCACCATCTGGTCTTCGGTACTCTGTCATTTGCAGTCGCCAAGACTTATAAAACACTTTGTTTACAATCATGACGGATAGGCTCTGTGGCGGGTGTGCTACACAGGCATTCAGTGCAGGCTTGTCCTTGCCGTTCGGGCGCAGGAACGTGCGGCGTACCCAACCTGTGGGGCCCACAAGCCGGCCAGTATCCATAACTTCCTGCTGAACCTCTCCATACCAGCGCCCCTTAACGTCCGGGTACGCATTGCAAAAGCACACAAGTAAGTGGCGACAAATCTCAATAACGCCCCAAGACTTTGGCAGCTTCAGCAAGCGTGCGGCATTAAACACTTCCCGCGTTCCCATTGTTTCCCACAGCACAAATGCGCCCATGTTGTAATTCGCTCCGTGGTTCACGCGCTTAGCTGTACCTCGAATGTCTTTACGCAGTACGTGGTACGGCTTCCCGTCCGCCCCAATCAGCGGCTCTATGCTGTATAGTTCTTTAAATGGAACTCCGAAGAACAGGCTGGCATTAGTGCAGTGAAAGTCCGGGCTGGTTTCCACTGTACGCATTAGCTGCACATCTTGACTGAGGTATGCGGTGCACCGGCTCTCTGCTTGCGAGCCGTCAACACTGCCGAACTCGTACCCTGCGTCCACTATGCACTGTGACTTCGAGTACCCCGGCATGTTCTGGATTTGTGTGCCTACCCAGAACTGGCTGGCATTAGAAGCCATACGCCCTGTTTCAGTTCCGGCAGGGTCAATCTCGTACAGGAACCTACCATCCAGAAGTTTGAAGGTGAAGTATGTACTCACTGCCTTGCTTGCCTTACGGTACTTCGAGATCAGCTGTGCAAGGTACTGCTCCAGTGGGCCACGCTCTGTAAATGCCTGCATGGCTTTCTTGTCTGTACTGTCCGCTACGAATCCCATGCCAAGAAAAAGCTCATTAACTTGCTTATAGCTTCCGGGATTAAACCAGCGCACACCTAGGAGTTGACGCAGTTCGTTTACTGCAGCCTCTGCTTTAGTCTCCTCAAGCATTCGTAGCCTTTCACGCTCTGCCAAGTTAACGGCCAAACCCTCCAGACTGCAGTGCAGCGACGGGAAGTTAAGCGGGAACTCTGTCGTGTAATTCGTGAGCGCGTATCCTCTGTCCACCATGTCCTGCCGGATATGATGCAAGATGCCCAGCAATACCCAAGCCGTGTAGTGCGTATCGCGCGCATTGTATTCAAGTTTAGCATAGCTCGACATTTCCTTCCAAAAACGTACCGTGTGACAGTAGATTTGTGTACAGGCTGCAAGAGTCTTGCGAAGTTCTGGATATATGGAATGTTGCAGGTTGTACGTGTCGAAGACCCAGTTAACTGGGGGAACTCCAAAACGGATAAAGTATGCGTTGTCATATATGCCTCGGTGAAAACACTTCGCTATGGGGTGGGAGTTAAATGCTCCCACAACCTTGAATGCCTCAACATAGTTGGGCACTCCAAGACTGTTCTCCCCAGAGATTTGCAGCACTGCGCTCTCGCAGAATATGCGCTTGCGTACCGGGTCATACTGTACAACTGTCCAAGAGCATGAGGTTATTATAGCCCCTTCTTGCTTGGTCTCAATATCTACTGCAACGAACAGGCCCGCAGCGTGTGCAGCATCGAACTTGCGTAGCCAGCGCGGTACATCCGCCAGACAAACCTCTCGGTACTGAAATGTGTCCGGCTGCACGAACTGCTCGGGGCTGTGCAGCTTAGCCAAGAACCTGTTCATGAGCCATGGCATTGTCGCATCACTATAGAGCTTGTACAACTCTGGGATGTATAGAACTTCTAAGCCATCCCTGCGCACCAGTGTGCCTATGTTATCTTCCTGAGAGCCTTCTAAATCCGTACAGAAGAAGGGGAATTGCGTGGTGGCTATGCAGTCGCAGCCTAGACGTTTGGCCTCCATGCGCGCTTCAGTCCAAGTGATATACCGCACATTGCGGATAAACACTTTTGCGAATTGCGCTAGGTTTAGGCGTCTGGCGTATATGGCATCCGCAGAGCCTATAACCAGCATTAACGATCTTGTTGGAATTTCCATAGCGAGTTCCTATGGGGGCTACAGTGTGGATGGGATTCTTTAGTATAAGGAATTTGTACTGAAGGGATTTGGAATCTGTACAGCGCAGAGACTAAAAAACCCCGCCCACCGTAGGCGAGCAGGGCTATAACAAGTAGGCGGGAGTATAACCTACAACTCTCGCAACCCGTTTACGCTACCAGCGCAACAGCTTTGATGTTGTTGTACTGCTTGGTAGCATCCTTCTTGTCCGCACGGCGGGTGATGGTGGCAACCACGTTGGTGCCGGCCAGCACGTCGATATAGCCTACTGGAGTGTCAGCGCCCAGTTCAGAGCCAGCGGCACCCCAGACCTTGACGAAGCGTTCCACACCGTCGAACTTGAAGTCGTAGCGTTCGCTGTACTTGGAGCCAACCGGCGGTACAACTTCATTCGCATTCGCAACTTCCAGCGCTTGCTGCAAGCTCATAACGACCACGATCTGGCGCTCGGCCATGTTGGCTTTCACGGATTCAACAAGGAAGTGGTACGATCCCGGCGGGAAGGTCGCAAAGTCCGGCAGCGTGCGGATGTCTTTGACGTTCGATTGCAGCAAGGCTTCAAAGTGCTGTTGCTGTTCGTCCTCGCTCATTTCCTTGTAGTTCAGGTGTTCCTGCCGGGTGTGACCGAGGGCTTGCATGGCGGCGGCAGCATTGGCTTGAGTGTTCATAATACAGTTCTCTTGTAGCGCAGTATGCGCGATTGGTGGACCACAAGCCCTCGGGCAGTTTTGGCTGCTGGGGCAAGTGGCGTACTGTGCGGAATGCACAGCAAGTGTAGCAAAAACTGCGGTGGATGTACGCACTACAGTCCGTGCTACGGTTGCTGTACACTCAGCTTTACATAGCTTGGTTTGGCTTGAGCTTTGCCAGCAAGTCTGTTGCAGAACTTGCAGCGTTAACTACCTTGGCTGCCTCTGTAGGCTGTAAGGCAGCAGCAGCTTTCAGGGGCATGCGAGCGTGGAGGTTAGCGCCAGTTGTTGGGTTCTTGGCTGCACCGTCTCCGCGAGGAGATGGAGCCTCGCCCCGCAGTAAGCATTCCAGACCCCCAGTCTCTCCACTGCCGATCTCAATGTCTGTGCGAGAGCCGGACATAACATTCGGGCGGAAGCTTGTGCCGCTTGCAGACTTGTGCTTGTTGTTCATGCGGTAGCAGTACACAACGTGGTCAAAGTACCGGGCAGCTTGTCGGCTGAACGCGCGCGTTCCACACACAGGGAATATGATTTCAGTCTTGTCCGTCTGCTCTACAATATCCTCGTGGCTTATGAACACTCTATGGAACCGAGCCTGCTGCATGTTGGAGAGCACATTCTTCAACAACATGCCTTGGTACCCGTACTCATCCCAGCCTGCCTTGTTCGCTGTAGCCAGCAAGTTCGCTTGAATGTCCTTGGTTGCATGGTTAAGCGCGCTGTCGGAAAGCTGCGTAAGGCTGTCGATCACAACCACAGTGTCAGAGCCAAGAGAGCGCAAGTCAATCACTGTAAAGTCTTGTGCCTTGTGGCGCATGCAAGATATACAGTCAATCTTTCCGTGCTCCCAACAGACTTTCAGCGGCTTGGCGCTTGCGAACATTCGGCCCACAGTCTCGATTGCAATGGGGTTAGTGCTCGTGTCCGGGATTGCAATGTACGTCACGTTCTCTTGCTCTTCCGGGGTAAGTGTGGAGAGCAGAGTTTGCAGTCCTTTCTCCAAGTCTACCCAGATCAGTTTGTATCCTGCACGGGCCAGAAGTCCTGCAAGTCGTGTCTTGCCGCTCTTTGCAGGGCCATACACTAGGACGCTCTGTGGCGATTCGCTTATCTTGATGCTTGAAAGTTTCATGTCGTATTCCTGTCGAGGAGTTTAGATACTAACAGAGTATCACTGTTTTGTCAAGGCGTTGTTTGGTACAGTGTAGAGGCTGGCAATAACTCATAGCGGGCAAGCCTCAAGCCCTCCAGATTTCTCCAACTCTGTGCGCTGCATTTCAAGCAGGTCTTGCACAGTGCAGTAGAAGTCCACTTCATCCAGAGTCATGAACTCGAACGTACCATTATCCGCTGCGGCTGCATGTGTCAGGTCGCACAGGCCGTAGAACTCGCAGTCTCTGCCCCATTCGCGGCAAGAAGAACCGCGCTTTGGCCACACATTGGAGGTCTTGTACATTTCCAACATGGAAATATCCTGCATCAGACTGGTGATCCACTCACTGCGCTCTGCAAGAGAGCGACTGAACGGCATGTAGGACACTTCTCTTCCGTATGCGTCGTAGTACAGGTACAGCACGTGATACGCAATGGGGGTCTCTGCATACGCTCCCATCGCTTGCAGCAGAATGTGGTAGCCAATGGTCTGAGAACTGTTGCCCCAGTCCGCACGCTGTGCTGCGGCCGAACCAGTCTTAATTTCCAGCACTGTAAGCTCGCCAGTTACGCGGTCTTCGAGCACTAAGTCAATATGCCCTTGGTATGCATAACTGTCACCAATTGCTACATAGAAGAACAATTCCACGCCGGGCTTGCCGAGCACAGTTGCTATGCGGTAGCGATCAGTGATGTATCGCGCACTGTTCTCGCACCAGTTCTCCACAGCATCTACTGCAAGCCAGTACGTCTTTATGCGGCGCTTGTCCTCTTCGTAGAGGTTATAGCAGTCCCAGTGTGCGAGACATGCGGTGGATGCCACAGCCTTTGCACGCTCATGCCCAAGCTCGTCGAATACTCGCAGGTACTCTTGGATGCCAGCAGCGAATGCATGTCCGAACGCTGTATGTGCAGTTGGGCTGAAGGAGCGCGCGCCCCGGATGTCGGCAAGGTAGAACTTGCGTGGGCATGCGTGCAGCAGGTTCAGTCGGGAGAATGAAGTGTCTACCACTCCGGGGATTCGTACATAGCCAAGCTTCTTGGGCCCGCGCACTGCTGCAACTTGTGGAGCCTGCCCGTTGGGGTTATTGAGTGCTGCCTCGAAATCAGCAGTTGTAGCGTCAGCTGGAGTATTCCAAGCCATGATGTCTCTCCGTCTTGTACTCACATATCATCGTCAGACACTGCGACCGCTGCTTTCTTGATTGCTGCGGCTGCTTTAGTTCCGGAAGGTTTCTTGGCGGAGATTTCCACGCCACGCTGCTTGAGATTCGCCTGATAGATTGCGGCGCGTTGCTCATCCGAGAGTATATGGATAAGCTCTGGCTCTGCGCGCAATGCAACGTGAATGTCTGTCAGAAAGTCGGCAATGCCCGGCTCTGAGGTGTGCAGTATTCTCGCCAACTCTTGCACAGCTTCCACCAGCACAGGGTGGCTAGCAGTTAATTCCGGAGGGGATGTAGGAGGCACAAACGGCAACACGCTGGGCTGTGCCACCACCTGTGTACGCTGGATGGTTGCGCCCGTGGGAGCCATGCTGGCAGCCGCACTTTGTGCAGCAGCAGTTCCAAGAAGCCCGGAAATTGCAGCCATCGCAGCGCTGGTAGGCGCTACCGCATTGACGAGACTTGCAGTGCTTGGAGGAGTAGTGGAGGGAGCTTGCGCAGGCGCTTGCGGCTTCTTGAGCGCAGCGGCGGCCATGAGTGCCAGTGCATCCACTGCCGGGGCCTTAGGCGCTGTAGGAACTACGGGCGCAGTGGGTGCGGGTGCCTTAGGTGCAGAGGTCTGGGCATTCTTGAGCGCTTGCAGCTTCTGCATTGCGGCTACGAGATCAGGATGAGTTGTCATTTCAAATCCTCTTGAGTGGGCTGGCTGCCGCGAGTCATCATATACAGCGGCAACAAGAACAGTATAACTGGCAAGGTTACTGCGATCAGCAAGCGCTTTCGCAGTGGCAGAGTACCTACAGAAGTGGCTGCCATGCGCAGTGGCGCGGAGCTGCTTACAATCCAGCAGCAGACTATCATTGCCTTGCAGTAAGCAAGCAGTGCGCCGGCTACAGCTAGCGCGGCCGGGGAGCAGAAGATTGTGTACAGCATTTACATATCCTCATTAAGAACTGCACAGCTTGGCACTTGGTCAAGCACAAATGTGATACCGCTGGCAGTGAATGTTGCGTGCAATGTACCGTGGTACACTTTCTTATATGCAGAGTCTTTCCATTTCTCTTTACGCACAGCCTTGTCAATGCGCTTTGCTAGGAAAGACTCACATTGTATGGTGATTGAGCGCCCCTTGAATGCTGCGGACTTGATAGCCTCCCACAGCGGTTGGTATTCCCGGTCTTGAGGAGGTGCAGGCTGGCTGTGACTTCGTGCTGCAGCCCCAACGGTCTTGGCTGTGGCTCTCGCTGCCGCCTTTGCGGACGCTGTTGCCGCCAAGCGTGAGGCGCTTTCCACCATCGCAAGTATGTCTGCTGTGGAAGGCACACGCTCTGCTTGCGCTACTTGCGCTACTTGCGCTACTCGACTGTTATCCATAATTCCTCTCCGTTGTACGCGTATGACGCAACAGGGATTGCAGCAATCAACAGGAGCACAGCGTTCGCAGCCACTTCAAATGTATGCTGACCGGGAGCAAACTTCACTCCACATACAGTGCGCAGCCACGCAGAGTTAATTATACCGTCGAACTCCTCCACAGCAGAGGCTGTTACAGTGAGCACCACCGGTAATGCGTGTGAATTCTTCACCGAGTGCAATTCTTTACCTAGGCTATGAAGGGCCATCATGAGTCTCCGGAAGTTGTGATTGCTCTGGAGGTGCAGTGCCTGCACCGCCTGCTACTACTGTCCATAACACTTTGCGCGCTGGAGGTTTCGCACTCTCCAGAGATATGAGAAGCCCGCCTTCGGGATGCGGCGTGCAGGCCAGTGTCTTACGCGGAAACTGAAATCCAGCTGCTCGCGCCTGTGCGGCATAGTGCGCCATGATCTTGTTAATCTTACCGCGCACTGTAGTCTCCGCGACGCCGCTAATGTGTATGACCTCTCCTTTAACAAGCTGGTCAAAGAGCGTGTAGTACACGCTGGTTCCAGCATCTTGGCGCTGGCGTCGCTGGCCACGCATTGCAGGAGCAGCGTTGTACGCATCTTGCTCGTCAGGCTCTGCCTCGGGTTCATACTCTGGCTCCTGCACAGGAATGTGCACGTCAAAAAGTCCGCTCATTAGAGTCTCCTAATAGCGCTTATAAAGGCTCTGCTTGCAGGAATTGCTTGTGGCTTTTCCACATGCTGGGAGGTGCAGGCCATACCTCAACCGCTACAAGCCCAAGCCACACTGCGCATGCAGCACACTGCTGTGCCTCAAAGGCTACAGCGCCCTCGCCGGATTGCCCAAACGCCTCGCCAAGACGCTCGAAGAATCCGAGCCGTACTTCCTCAAGCTTCTCTGCACCCTCTATCAGCACGTAATGCTCAGCTTCCGGGCGGGCTTGAATGGCCACACCGAGAGCAGTTCCGCGCATAGCAAGCAGGGCGCTCGCATAGTTCAGAGTAAAGTCGTGGTACGTCAGCGGCTCCAGCGGGTGCTTTGCGGCGCGGTCACGGCGAGCGAACTCAAAGTTCTTGCGCGCGATAACAAGATGATTGTTCATTGCGATTGCGCCGACCCGCGTGAAGCGGTCACGCTGTGCTCCTTGCAGGATGCTGCCAAGAAGTACATGCTGTGTTCGCAGCAGGTCTTCTGCCAGACCATTGTCGGATTTAAGCATTATCAAACTCCAGTTGTTTTGCCTTATACGCTGCGTTCGCAAGTTCGTACCGGCGAGTTAGAATTTCAAGAACCTCTCCATGCGAGAGGCGCACACGAATATCACTGGATACCAGTAGCTCACAATAAGTGTGGCAGCGCTTACCGATGAGAGACTCCAAGTCTTTGTGCGCTACATTACGCGCTGAGATTGCTTCAGCCAGTTGTGAGTGCAGCTTGTTCAGGGCTGCTAGTTTATCAAGAGTCATGGTTTGTTTTCTCCAGTAGGTGTTTGGCTTGTGCGCTGCACAAGCGCTCTGCAAGAATGTTGAAATGAGAGACTTGCTCATACGTTAGACACCGCCACAAGCGTTCCACTGCGTATGTCAACCCATTGTTTATCTCTGCAGCTTGGCTCACTCCGCCAATATGCTCCGGCCCACAGTGCGGGCAGGCCCGTAATACTGGGGTCGTGGCGTTGTAAGCATTCCGCTCCACGGTGCCACACAACATGCAGCGCGTGAATGCCGGAAATCGCATAGGACGCTGCCACTCTGTGGTGCCGTCAGTGCACGCAATGCCTAATACGCGCTCCCAGATGAATAAATACTGGCGCTCACCGTACACATCCGGGACGCCATGTAGAGGCATTGTGTATGCTGCATGTAGCAACAACTCAAGTTGTGGTGGAGTTAGCATGGCGTGTGTAGACTCTGTGCTCTGGGCTTAATTTGAAACTGTTTATGAATTATTAGATTAACACACTATGGCCAAGAAGTCAACCCCCAAGGCCATAGCGTACAGCACTTACTCTCCTGCAGCGCTCATAGCATCCAAGTCATCCTGCTTCACGAACTTCCCGTCAAGCATCTTGCCGGTACGGAACTCGATCTCACCAAATGATTTCCGCATAGCGTGCAGCGGAGTTATTGCGTGGGCATAGCACAGATTACAGATAGCTACATACAATCCCTGAGCTGTGTACTCATCCAGAGCATCGCCGAAATTCTCTAATAAGCGGCAGATGTTACGCTGTGCGCGGAATTGCGCTACAGGACTTACGTCCCAGTTGTTGGCATGAGTTAACAAGTCCTCACTTAGTGGAGCTTCCACCAGATTCGGTATGGAGCCACAGAATATTAGTTGCTTGGGGATACTAAGCAGGTACAGCATGTGCCATACAACCAGCATATCCCCAAGATCATCTGTAACATCTTTGTTCTTTCGCAGGTTCACAGTGTATTCCCCGAATTCCTCCACAAGCTTCAGCCACTGGCCAGCAAGGGTTGCGCCACTGTGGAATCCACGCTCCAGCCCCCAGCGGAAAATATCTGCAGAGATAGAAACAAACGGCAGCAAGTAAGTTGAAGTCCTGTAGGCAGTAAGCTTCTGGTACAGATTCTCTGCAAGCCACCGGGAGAAGCTGGTGATTCCACCGCTATCTGCGATCATGCGATCAATGTACTCTGCCGCAAGCTTAGGCAGGCATTCAGTAGGAGCGGAGACAGTGTAGGCAGTGCAAGTGTTGTTCGTGTTCATAGCAGTTCTCACTTGGGTTGGGTATATGGAGTGGCAGGGGAAATGTATTGCTTGCTAAAGCAGTCATTGCACCCGCAATTATCTGAGTGTTTGGCAGGGTCTGCCTGCATAGCTTGAGCAGCCTGCAAATCATGCACCTGCTGGATTGCTTGCTTAGCCGCATTGTACATGCCAACTCTCTCCTGCAGGTGCCCGCCGTCACAATTGATTACAGCGAGCAAGTCCCCGATAGCCTGCATATCTTCCGCAGTCAGTAGGTACTTGCTTGGAATTGAGGTAGTTGCTTGTGGTGCACGGGTTTTCTGCTGCCAGCGCAATGTGTCTAGCTCTGCCCTCAGCTTAGCATTCTCTGCAACCAGTGCAAGGTACATCGGCCCGGCTGGGGAGTTTGGTGCGCAGGAATCTTGGGGCGCTGGCTTTGGCTGTGCTTGCAGTACCTCGCAATCAATCCTATCCTGCAGCAAGGCAAGAATATTCCAAGCTGCATGCGCTAGGTGGGGCAAGCCACTTTCCTCATCTAGTTTCTGCCCGCTAGCATCTGCCAGCAAGTGCCTGTGTAGTGCATCCTTGTAGCGAATCTGCAGCTCAGGCACAGTTTTCCAGCTGTTGCGTACATACTTCTTGCAGCCAAAGGTTCCAACTTGGGCTACCGCAAGGATTGCAAGTGGGAAGTCTTCGTATGGAAGCCCCGCAAGGTTCTTGCCAAGGTCGTACTTGGCTCCGGTTGCTACATTGTTCTCTGGGTTCATGAGTTGTTACTCCTCGGTTGGTTTAGTTGCTGTAGCTTCTAACAGTGCCATAAGCTCTGCTTTCTTTGCTCTGTAAATCGCTGCCAGTCTGTACTGCTCACTCGCGCCAGCTTTAGGGGCACCCATACCACCGAAGCCAGTTGGCTTAGTTGCAGCATTCAACGCAGCCTCAGCTTCCAAGTAAGCATACACTGCGTCCCTTAAATATGTCGGAGCTAGAGCTACTACCGTAGATAATTTATCCTCAGCAGCTTGTGGCTCCCCATACACTGGAGGGCCTTCCTCCCACACAGATTGCGGGTATTCTGGGTATGTACTGGAAGTTGGCAGTTCCTCGTAGGAACGGATGGTAAGATGGGTGCCGTATATTGAATTGCGGCTACTACCTCCACGCCAAATTAGCACACGGCCAATAGGTTTACTTGGATTCATCACTCCCTCCCACCGCTTGCAGTGAATACTTGGCAATCAGCTTACCGGCCCGCCCAGCCTTATCTACTGTGAGTCCTTTCAGCTGCCGCAGCCTGTACCAAGTCTTTGGTTTCAGCCCAAGTCTGGCTTCTATGCTAGCTATGGAATTCCCCCGAGCAAGCTGCCGCTCGAAGTATTTCTCCAGCGGAACTCCCAGCTTAGCTTCCAGCCGCTGCCACTTGGTGTTCGGTGGGCGGTTGATAACTTCCTGCATGGTCTGGCCGAGAGCTTCCAGTCTGTACTGCTGGATATTGCACAAGACTCCACAGTAGTATGCCCACTGGGAGCGAGTACCGATCGCAGTATACTGCACACCTGCCAACCATACACTTACTGGATGTGGGTATCCTCTGGAAGTTCTAGGTTCTACTGGCGGTTTGGTTATTCGGTAGATTTTGAACCCAGCAGCTAGCTGAAGTTCCTCACGGTAAGCTTGATCTGTTGGCATGGCGAAACCTGCCGACTGATACGCTTCCCGCAGTGTATCGTGAGTAGACCACCGGCCCGTCTGGCTGCGGAGTATATAGCAAGATTTTCCCGCGCGGGGCGGATTGGAACATGCGCGTTTTGACATCTCTGGATACCTCAGTGTTGGAGTGTAGCAAGTTATGCAGTGAATCGTCCGTAGCTTGCGCTATACTAGAGCGCACTTTGAGGATATGAATGGTGACTGGAATCTCCACATTAACCAGTTTGTACTCTGTACTACCTGCAGCGTCTTCTAGCTCGTGGTACCTGCGCAGCGGGACATGTAGTACAAGCACAGCAGAGTTGCTGTGCCGGGCCGCCTTTGTGAATGCGTTAGTCCACGTAATAGACCCGCTGTGGTGATTGAACTCTGGTGCATGCTCTTGCAGGTATGCTTCAGCATGCAAGCGCGCCCAAGGTGCAAGCCCGAAGCTAAACCTGTCGCCCCAAGGGAGTGTAGTTTTTGTGAGTACATTGAACCCCAGAGCCTCGCCAGTTGCTGTAGCCACTCCGCAAAACTGCTCAGTGTACAGTACGCACGAGAAGTCTGCGGTGTGCTCTGCCGCTCGCTCCCTAGCTATGCGCTCTCGGGGAGTTTCAACTGGCGTACGCTCGGGCGTTGCCCATGCTGCAACCTCAATGTCCTCTGCATCTAGTAGCGGGTCACGCTCGCAGTGTGCGGAGCGCTCATGATATACGCTCATTGCTGGCCTCCTTGCGCGATGCGGCCTATGCGACGGCTCTCTGAGCTAAGCACTGCAAACGCCAGCCGAATCTGTTTGCGGTCAAAGTCTTGGAAGTCCAGCACAAACTTCGTGAGCTTGACTGTAGCGTACAGTACGAATGTCATCACCAGCAGCTTAGCTCCATACACTGGGCACTGGCTATTGGTATAGTACGTAAACGCTATGAGCAGTGCGTACAGTGGCGAGAACATGCAGACATTGAAACAATCTGCTCGGTGCAGGTGCTGCTTGAGCGTCCACCCGTACAGAGTGAGCGCCCCAACGGTGTTATGAGTTGCTGTCATGGCCTGCTCTCCAGTGGTGGGTTATCTTGTGGACGAGACTCGATAGAGTCTTCCCACTCATAGGGGCAGAGTGCTGCAATCTCTTTGCGAAACTTAGGTTGTAGTGTGCCGTCGCGGAATTCCATGCCGGCGTTGAGGTTCATTACAGCACCGGACTCTTGAGCGTTCGCGTTGTCTACATAAGGCTCTCGCTCTGTCCAGTACCAGTCGCCAAGTTCGTCCATGCACAGGTACTTAGCCCACGCAGGGGCTTTACTCCAGTCTGGCTTGTAGGCGCAGCTTGTCTTAGGAATCATAGCTGGACTCCTCACTGCTTGGAGCAGGCACTGCAGGTGCAACGTCTGCCGAGCCTGCGTCTGTGTTCTCTGTATTTCCGTACAGTGCTGCAAGAATTATGTCCCGCACCATGGTACGGCTAGGGCGCGGGAACACCGTGGACACAGCGCTCAGTCCTGCATCAACTTGCGCTTCCAGTTCTGCCCTGTGCTGCGGCTGTTCCTTCCAGATCAGTAAGAGCTTGCGCTGGGCAGAGACTTGCTCCAGCAAGTTACGAATAACCGGATTGATCTCTGCAGGTGTGCGTAGCCCTGCGTATGCGTAGTTCAGGACCTGCTGCTTGTACTTAGCAAGCGTCTCCTCTGTGGCGTACAGCATGCCTCGCAACTCTCGCACATGCTTCAGTGCGTCTTCAGCAATTGCACGCTCGGCCTCAATCTGCCCGCGCAGCATATCTGCTACGTCGAGCAATTCTGCAATGGTGAGTTGATGCGTTGTAAGCGCCACATATAGCGCGCTTATCTTCTGTTTATAACTAGCCATTATGGCCTCCTTCACGGTGTGGGTGATGCGGGTGTGCTCGCAGTGAGACTAACCTGTGCGATACTGTCCAGAATGAATTTATCCCCTGCACATAGGACAGTTGCGGCGCCCGTAAGCAGCGCGCAGTGGCTGGCCCACTTGCGCAGCGGGCGCACAAGCAAGCCATTATCCGCTGCAGTGTCTCCGTCTGCAGTGTCCACTACGGGCTGGGCTTGCAGGCCATGCAGCCTGCGGATCAGGTATGGATATTCTTTTAGTATCCTCAAGAAGAAATCCCGCCGGGCTGCCATGCTGTAAGAAGGCAGTTGGTCCAGAGAGTTGGGGTGTTGAATACGTACACTGTGTGCACTGGTTGACTTGTCCATCATATGCTCCATGCCTGCATGTGCAGGCATATCATGTTTGTGGGTGCTGGGTGCTGGGTGCTGGGTGCTCCCACTAATCTACGAGATACCCGCCCTCTACGCCGTACTCTGTGGGCTGCGACATGAACAGTTCATACTCTTCCCAGCGGTCGCTGAATTTCTTCAGCTTCTCCCGCCAGTTCCGCCCCGGTATGCTGGGGTTGAGAATTGCGCGGGCTACGGTAGAGTCTTTCTGTCCCGGCCCAGACTGCGGGCTGTAGTACACAATCAGACGCTCGCGTGCTCGGGTCATTGCAGTGTACAGTGCTTCCCGGTCACGCAAGCCTGCGCTGTGGTGCTTGGTGAACGCAAGGTACACATTCGGCCATTCAGACCCTTGCGCCTTGTGGATGGTGCAGCAGTACCCGAAGTCAATGCTGTTGATGTCTCCGCAACTTGTAAGCGTTGCAAGCTCGCCAACACCGTGAGCAGTCATTGCATCTTCCAGCGTGTGCTGTCCGTGAGATGGTACAAGCGTCACAATTGCCGAGCTTGCAAGCCGTGCCTCATCATCCGCTCCGCGTGCAAGCGCAGCTTGGAACAGACCATCCGCATTCTCCAGATCGCCGTCATCGCTAGCATGCGGTGTGCCGGACTTGTACACTCCAGTACGCATGAGGTCAATGGAGGGTATCTTGGGCTGCACACCACTGTACTGCGGGTTGTGCCGAATGGTTGCTACGAAGTATTCCTCTTTATTATAGAGGACGAAATCACCTTCTGCAAGGTATTTCTTCTGCTCACGGGCGATGATCTCGTGCACCACAGCGTGGTTGTGATCCCCAACCCACTGTGCTATCCACTGGTTTATGAGCACTGTGCCGAAGTTTATGTTGTTCGGCACGAGGATTATGTCGCGTGTGGGTACGTAGTGCCCAGCCACAGCTTCCTTCCGCATGGTCTCGCTAAATACCCATGCTTGCTCCGGCGCCTCACGGTGCTTAGTAAGTGGTCGGAACTCCAGCTTGCCTTCACTAGAATCTGTGATTGCTTTAAGCTCTGTGTCTGACGGCGCCCTACCCTGCAGCGTGTACTTGTGCTGGAATGCAAGGATTGGAGATTCCAGTGCTTGACGGTATACCTGTGTAAGCTCCACAACGGGCAGTTCCTGCAGCTTGTATCCGAGGATACTTGGCATGCCGACTGGTTTGAGCTGGTTCAAATCCCCTATGAAGATGATGCGTGCTGTGGAGGAGATGCCCTCCAGTAGTTGCTTGAACAGGTCAAGCCGTACCATGGACGCTTCATCCACAACGACAAGTTCAAGGTCTATACGGTTGTGAGTTTTATAAGTTGGTTCGAACCGCATGGTGCGGCTCACGTTACCTTTGGCGTCCTCGACTTCATAGTATGCAGGCTTGAACCGAAGGAGCTTGTGGATCGTAGAACATGCAGCCATTGCGCGCTCCCGCAGTATAGGGTCTTCAATCCCCTTACAGGCCCGCCGTATATTCTTCACTGCCCGGTTGGTGAAGGCTACAAGCGCCAGCGGCAGTGTGCTGCGGTCCTTGTACGTTTCCAGCAATTCGATTACGATTTGGCGCACAGTGGTGGTTTTACCAGTACCAGCAGCGCCTACAAGGCAGAACGCTTTCTGCATGCGCCCCAGCTCTATCGCTTCCGTTTGCTCCACGTTCCATTGCAGTACCGCAGCCGGGTTATTGCGCGCCTCTGCTGCTGCTTGCAGTGCCTTGTCCATAGTGGACGCTTGCAGGGATTTCAGTGCTTCAATTTCCTTGCGCTGGTTGATTGCACCGAGCGCCAGTTCTGCTGCGCTTGCGTGCGGGCGCAGTGCAAGCTGTTCAGCGGTACGTCCTGCGAGCGCCTTTGCAACCAGTGCCGCCATGTGGTTCGCAGGAGCAGGAGCAGGAGCAGGAGCAGGAGCAGGAGCAGCGGCTGGTGTTGGTGCTTCTAGGGCTTGCTGCACTTGTCCAACAGTAGCCAATTTACCTGCAGCGATTGCGCGCGCAAGCTCCATCAGGTGCTGCTGGGAAGAGTTGAGTGTACTCATTGTGAATCTCCGTTTTTATGCTGCATGGCGCGAAGTGCTAGCAGTGCAAGGGTGTTCATTTCAGGGCTTATAGCTTTGCTTGCGGCTTTCATGTCTAGTGCCGGCTTACGTAGTGCATCCACCAGAGCATCTGCCACCTTTCGTGCTTGCTTGCTGGGACTGTGCGCTACGGGCAGGATCGCTGCACGCTTGGTATCTGTGAGTGCATCCTCTTCAGATTCATACACTATGTGGTATGTGCTGCGTACACTCGCAATCGCTGCGGCCGCTTCCTCTTCCTCTTCCGGTAGCATGGCGCGGGCTGCAAGAGCGTTCGCAGACTCCACTATGCACCTGTCCAAGTGCTGCATGACGAACTCACAGTGTACTGTGGACTTGCGTCCGATCACTGCCTCTTGCGGGAAGTGATTAGTTATTGTAGTGCGCAACAATTGCAGCAAAGCCAGCATGGGACGGGTCTTAGTGACTAAGGAAGCATGCAGCCATTTCGTATGGTCTATGTTCCAACCGCAGCACGCACTAAGGTCTTCCATTACATCCACCACATGGTCCACAGATTCTCGCAATGAGAGGTTCACTGCACTAGCGCGCGCTATACGGTCTGCTACATCCTCCTTGATACGCTGTATGTTCTCTTCCTGCGTAGACAGTGAGTCTATGTCAAACTCGTTGTCGTCTTCACCTCGCAGGATTTTCACCACATTTGCAATGTACACTAGGAGTGCCCGTGCAGCGCCTGCGTCTCCTAAGAACTCTCCATCGGGTGTAGCGTTCGCTTCAATCCTGTATTGTGGGAGCCTGTAGTGCCGCTTCTTGTCTCTGGGGCCATAGGCCAGAAGCTGCTGCATTTGCTCCACCAGCAGGCACTTGATCCGGCTTGGCGTGTGCTGCAAGGCTAGCACCCCATTCCAGTGTAGCCAGCCAGCCTGTGCGAGTGCGTACACTCTGCGCCACAGTTGCCACGGAAGGGCCAGCCGGCTCGCTGCTGTTGGGTGGAGTTGCGCTGTAAGTAGTGGGTGGAGCACCGTGCTCACACCAGTTGTAGGCGGCGCGCGGAATGGTACGAGGGATTCCACCTTGTAGTCCTCAGGGCTTGTCGGCCCCTCGTACTGTAGGCTGAATGTCTGCCCTGTGAGCGGGCAGCGGAATTTGACAGCATGGATTGTAGCATGAAGTGCAGATTGTGCAGATTGCATTGTGGGTTCTCCTAGGATACAGTGTAGAGCTTGCTAGGTGCCTGCTCACTGTGGGGTGCCATTTGCTACAGGCTAGAGACTGTGTTACCATTTCCAGCTTGAACCCTCATTATACCACAGTTTGCAGGTTTAGTCAATAGGGTTTGCTGCACGCTGTGAAATAAATTTATCGTATGCAGCGGGTTGGGCTGACTACAGGCAGCGGGTTGGGCTGACTGCACGGTGAAGGTGGAGGTGGAGGTGGAAACAGCAAGTGCCAGCCCATACGGCCTAGCTTCGCTTCGGCCTACAGGCACCAGAGCGTGTAGAGGTACTAATTCCTGCAGTGTGTGGCAACTAAATTCCTGCACACTAGAGCACGTTGGATTGCGCGAGCGAGCGGCGCGAGCCAAATGAATGCGATTGCTCCGCACTCGCGCAAAGGAGCTAGTGCTTGCAGTGTGCTAACCGCACACGCCGCACTAGACAAGAAGCGTTTACATTACGAGATGCGCGCTGCGCTGGGCACTACACATCTTTCGATTCATGCAGTAAACTGCATTGCTCTGCGCGCTTACGACTCGCTGGCGCATCGTCTATGGAAGCTGGGGATCAGGTTAACTAGTTCCGCCAGCGCACTGCGTGCGACTGGAAGCGTACCGTCCTATTAAACGGCCGAGAGCTTCGTTGTAAACCTTCACTGGACGGTACGTAAAAGCAAGAGCACGCACAGAGCTGTGAGCATCTAGCACTGCGTGCTGTACCGCTCGGAGCGTATGCAGTGACTCGATTTCAAAACCAAGGCTCGCTACAAGGGCTATACGCTACGCTACTAGCCCTCTCGGCACCGCAGTGCCTGCGCTCCCAGAAGCGGTTGGACAGCATGGCGCCTGCAAAATGTATGCCAGAAAACGGGTTTAAAAAGAATTTTTTGTAAAGCATGCACAGAGCTTGTAGCAAGGGTATAATTAAACCCTGCCCGCAGCAGACGCAGCAAGCAGACCACGCAGAGCGTACAGGTTACAGCCTACACAGTGTAGGCTGACCAGACGCTACAGTGTACACAGGAGCAAGAGAGATGAAAAAGACAGTTTATTTAAACCAGAACAGAGCAGTCATGAGAAAAAAACTGTGGATTGTGTCAGTAACCTTGCATGCGCCACGAGGCACGGGGGAATTACGCGAAGCGCATTATGCTGTGAGCAAATTTTTTCCCAGTGACGGCGCAGGCAGGAAGTTAATGATTGAGTCCTGTGGGACAGATCAAGTATTCTACGCAGAAGATTTAGGCAGGGTCTGCAAGTTAGCGTCATACCGTAACGAAGACATTAGAAGGGTAACGCTACTTGCACCGGCAACAATTGGCGCGATAGAAGCCGCATTCCAGTACGCTTGTACCTTGCTCGGAGTAAGGCCGGAATGAATGGAATCACAACAAACCCGACATTGAGCGAACACGCATACAGCGTGCTGTGCGAATGCCTTTTCCGCCTTTGGGCGCAACACGTGCGTAGAATGCCAGAGACAGCAAGAAAGATCAGAGCACTTTTAGCATGTACGCATGCCGTATGGTCGGCAGATAACGCATGTCCGAACGATTACGCAGATGGAGTATTACAGCGAGCACAAGAGATTCTTGAGCTCGCATACAAGAAAAAGCCCAACCCCGACTTGCGCCAGATAGCGTATATTGATACAATGTAAACCTACCGGGCAATCCTGCCCAGACCGCCCATACCGGGCAAACCTAGAGAGACTGCAATCATGCAAAACGAAACAACGAACACCGCCGAAGCCACCAACACCGCAGCAACCACAATCAAGCAGAGCTTCCATTTCCGCAGCTTTCCGGCACCGACGCTGGCCACAGTACCCGCGGGAATCAAACCCGCAACTAAGGTACAAGCGGAGGAGCTTGCAGCGCATCCCGAGTGTTTCGATAGCGTCGAAACCGCTTTTAAGACTGGAACGGGCGCGGTGCACAACTTGCGCTCGTACAAGCGCAAATCGGTAGAGAACGTAGAGATAACACTACCGGGCTTTATCGCCAGCATGCAAGACCCGCTGGCGAAGGAAATCCTGACAAACTACGTATTGCGCTTCATCAAGGTCGAGTATATCGACCAGTTCAAACCCGTCGGAGCACACGACTGGGAAACGATCAGCAAGGCAGCAGCAGAAGCTCGCGCCGCACGTCCTTCAGGCTCCAATATACCGGAGGTCAGTGACGGAGATAGGGCAATTGCTGGAAAATTCTTCCTGTCATTCATGACCGCAGTAGCGCCGAAGTTCGCGCCGTGTGTAAGCGGGTGGATAGAGGCAAAATGCACACATGCCCGTACAGAGAAAACACTCGGCAATGTCACAAAACCACGCGCGGAGAACCTGCAAGCCCGGGTGCAGCAAGCATTGGAGGCCATCGCAGAGGCTACGGCAGAAGGGAACAGCTTGACACCGGAGCAAGTTGAACAGTTCCGGGCAAGCAAGGCTGGCTTGGAGCTTGCAGCGGAAATGATTAAGCGCTTCATCGCCGTGAAATGGCAACCGATTGTCGAAGTCTCGGACGACGAAATGTAAGCCGCCACAGCCTGCAAGGATGCAGGCAACCACACACTACAACCCGCCACGGCCTGCCGCTGTGAGCGGGTTTTCTTTTGCCCAAAATTCG